TGGCTTTGTAGGCGATCCATGCGTCCATCATGGCCGCCACGTTGTCGATCTTCTCCTCCTGTCGCTTCTTCAGGAGCTTGCGGTTACCGTTCGTGTCTTCCAGGGTGATCGCGTTACCCATGGCGAACTGCATCAGAGCCTGATCGAAGATGAGGAACCGATCCTCAGCAAGTTTCTTCAACTCGCCAAGTGGAACCGACTCCGACTTCGCACCCTGAAGCACCTTCTCGATTCCGAAGGGTCCGTTCTCCTGTTCCCACCGAGCCACGAATGACTTGGCGTTATAGGGGTCGTAACCCAGAGCTCGAGTGTCATACTCCGACTGGATGATGAACGCATCAAGGTCGTCGTAGACATCGTCCATGTCCAGCACCGTGCCAGGCATGACGAAAAGTGATCCTTCTTCGATGAACTCGTTGTACTTCGCGCGCATGGCCGCGGGCAGCAGGAACAGCGTTCGCTCCGTGATGTAGCTCCGTGTCTTGATCCCAAACCGCTCTCCGCCCAGAGGAAAGAGAAAGGTAAAGGCGCAGAAGTCGTCTCCCTGTGAAAGGTCGGCGCCAACCGCACACGGTAGCTGCCAGAAATCGCGCTTGGGATGGGTCAACGTTTCTTCGTACGTGAAGAAATACGTGTAACCCTCCATCGGGATGCCGAATCGCTTGGCGAGAATATCGTTACGCGACGCGGGAGCTTTCTCGGCCCGTTCGACGTCCAAATGGTAAGTCTCGTAGGAAACCGTGATCCCCAGATTCGGATTGGCCTTTACCCAGGTTGCCGGATCACCTACTTCCTCAAGTTCGTCCAGCTTGTAATGCCAGATCGAAACGTGGGGCGCAATGTACTCGCCCTTGAGGATGTCAGCTAGTTCCATTTTGATTGTGTCGCCAGATCCGTTTCGGACCGTTCCTTCTGAACTGATGGCGATGATCAGGTAGTCCTCTAACTTCGAGGCACCCTGTTCAACTGCTCCGATGATGTCTTCTCTGAGGTCACCGGACAGCCATTCGTCGATGGTGGAGATCTTGGGACGTAGTCCCTGAAGTTTGTTGATAGCCATCGGCCGAATCTCACACAGAGAGTTGGTGAGGAAGTTCTCGATGCCCTTCTTAGTAGAAGCCAGCTTGACTCGGAGTGCTCTGGAGCCAGTGGTGTTCTGTAGGGAACCCTCTGTGAGGAACTTGAACAGCGGTCCACGCGCGCGCGTAATCGCGGTTCGAATTGGAGACATGCTTTCCTCTGCCTGCTTCATGGTAGGAGCAGTACAGATCTGGTGAGTGGTCGACGTATCGACCGTCATGAAGTAGGCCTGTAGAAGCGCGGCGTACATCGACTTGGCCGCGCCTCTGGCCACGATCAAGTACTGCTTGACCGTCAGTCTCTTCTTGACTGTCCTCTTCTCGTAGTGGCCTCCGTGATCTCCGTCCGATGGGACATAGACAGAACGCTCTACGAAGTAGTACCAACCGAAGACTTGCTCACCCCAAAGCTTGAACGAGAAGAGAAGATGAAGATCGCCGCCGTCCGTAAGGGTCATCTCGCCCTCACAGAATCGGACCCAACCTTCCACCGCCTCATTGTCGTAGTAGATGTTTGGGTTTGCGATGAGTGCGTTGATGCGGTTCATCTCGGAGGAGATCTCACGATTGACCGGGATCTCCCCCTGAATGACGGCCTCACGGAACTGTCCGTAATAGACGGGTGTTGCGGTATTGGACAGCGCCATGAGACCTCCTTTCTAACTTGCTCGAGAAGCCCTCTTCTTCTGGATCTGCTCTCTGACGAACTGCTGCGACTGCTGGTCGAACTGCGTGTTCAGCTTCTTCTTGACGAACTTCTTGCCAGTACTGGACACCGCATCTCGAGCCTGCGTCTCCAAACGAGCTCGCTCGATGACGTCCTGCAGGTCCTTGTTGGACAGCGCAGCGACCCCGCTTTTCTTGAGCTTGGCCTTCTTCGCCGCCACCTTGACCGCGTCGGGAGAAGCGTTGTGACCCTCTCCGCCGGTGGTCTTGACCTTGGCCTTGCCCGTGAGGGTAGAACCCTGACTGGTCGTGACCGCAGACCGTGGCTTGCGGACACCCCACTTCATGCCCTTGACGCCGTAATGCGCGAGGAAGTCCTCGACGAATTCTTCGGAATGCGCCACGGACCCCCACTTGATGTTGACGACGTGGCCGGTCTTGTTCTTGACGAGTGTCAGGAGAATTTCCGGCTCATCTGCATCAGCATGCTTGATCTTCTTCGTCTTGAGAGCGATGGTGTTGTTCCCGCGAAGCTCGACGTCGTACTGAAGATTGCCGGTCTTGCTCTTGGTGGCGTTGGCAGTCTTCTGGTACTCCCGGGCCATCATGTCCGCCGTCTCTTGGTCGTACTTCCGAGCCTTGGCGGCGTTCTTGGGATCGGTGAGGTTGACGTTCTTGTACTTCGCATTGATCTTGGTCTGCTCTCGATTCAAAGCCGGAATTGACCGATTGTGAATATCGGCCATCGTCTTCATCGACTGGGCCTTCTTGGTGAACTTATGGTCAGCGGCCTCAGCGTTGTTGCGCTTCTGAGCTGCCACAACGCGACCACCTGTACGAACCGCTGCCGGAATCGCCAACGGGGAGATGATAGGAACTATCACGCCGGCCACGAGAGAAATGGTGTCGTTGGTCTGACCTCGACCTTCCTTCTTCTGAAAGTCCTTGTTGTACCTTGACCGCCCCTCACTGTCGCTGCCTCGAACCTTTCGGACTCCCCACTTCATGCCTTTGACACCGAAATGCTGGACGAACTCCTCGCCCTTCTGTGCGCTCATCATCACCTCCGTTCCCATGGGGTCGTAGTTGTACTCAAGCCGGAACTCCGGGCCTTCATAGTCCCCGGTCCAGAGGGCGATACGATCGAACTCAACCCAGTGGAACCCCGGATAGTCCCTTTCATCCTTCTTCGCTGGGGTTGATTTGTACCCCATGGTTAGATGCGGATTCCACTCCGGGAACTGTTCGGCGGAGTCGTACGCATCTCGGATGTCCTTGTTCTTCAGAAGGGTGGCGCGGAAGGAGGCGAGTTCCTTCGTGCTCCAGTCCTTCCTGAAGAACAGAACGTCCGCTTCGTCATCCCCCAGCGTATCTCGGTGATCAACCGAGAGACCGAAAGGACCACGGTCCCAGATGGTGACAGCGTGCTGCAAGAACTGAGCGATCGCCACCGACTTCGACTGATTCTCCCCCAGGAACAGAAGAGTACAGTGCGGCTTCTTCTCGCTCGAGTACTTCCAGACAGGGTCGTCTTCTCGAGGAATGGCGACGATGACGAGATTGCTCATGCCTCCACCTCCTCAGGCGGATCCGGGTCGACCCATCCAGTCGCTTCGTGGCGCAAACTGATACGCACGATGTGCTCGCTGAGCTGGGCCTCGAATGCGTTGATGAGATATGGAGTACCAGGCGGATCGAACAGCATCCGCACCCTCAAAAACACGTATGTCTTGATGTCGTTGATCTGGGTATCGTCGATCGCTGCCGCCACGGCAAAGTCGTCCCAGGTGTACACATCGTCCTCGATGAGGAAGCCTCCTTCGACACCCACCCCGACATCGTTGAGGGTGGAGAATGCCGTGTTGATGAAGGTCAAGACGTCGAGGTCGAACGATGTGTCGTCAGCCCCAATGCCAAGGATCTTCTTTGTGCTGAGCAATATGCTCTGTTCCATTCTCCACCCCCTTTCCGGTGGTTGTTAGCCGAGGAACATCTTGCGCTCGGCTTTGCGCCGCGTGACCAGCCCCGCCAACACCTTGCCCCCCGCCTTGTTGTAGACAAGGAGCGCATTGGCGATACGGGACTTGTTGTGAGACCGAATGGCATCGCCCATCGTCCGTCCCGGCTCGAGGATTCCCGGACCGAGGTTGTAGACGGCAGATGCGAGAGCGTTCAGCTCACGCTGACGCAGCTTGAGCTTGTTACGCTTGAAAGCGCGAACAACCGGCGGCACGTAGACCTCGTTGAGGTCCTTTCTGAGAAGATCCTGTGCCTGCTTCTCGGTGAGGGACTTGGACTTCGGCCCGACACCGGAGGTGTGGCCGTAGCCAATGGTCCAGACGCCGACAGCGTCACGATATGGCACGTGCCGGCCACCCCTCTTGACGCTGCCCTCGAACTTGGCGATCGCCTCGACGCCCTTGGCATCGATCGTGGTCGCGGACTTCGTGGTGTTCTTCTTGGGCTTGGTCGGCTGCTTCTTCTTCTTGAGCTCGGCCCAGACCGCCTTGGACTTCTCGTTGTAGTAGCGGTTGAGCTGAGCCGTATCGGCCTCGAGGTGCCAGGGCTCACCCGGAACGGTACGCCGAAGCGTCACGCCACGGCGAGCGGCCGCCTGGATCAGCGCGGGAGCGCCGTCGACGTCGATCGCGTGGTCCGGACGTCCTGTCCGGATGTGCGGAGCAGTGGAAGACGGAGCCGCAGCGCCAGTTCGGTTCCTTGTCGGATGCCAGAGACCCTTCTCCGCTACGAGTTCTGCCTGACGCGCCATCGTCCGATGGCCTTCGTTGACGTTGAACTCAATGTCCGCGTGCTTGTGGATGTTGTACAGCAGAACGAACCACTGATTCGAGACCATCTCGCGGTCGTCGCTGTCGAAATACATCTTGCGGTATGTGACCGCCATGGTGCCTCCTTACCAGAGCCTAGTGTCACCGTACGATCGCTCGACGGGCACGCTCGGGAGCAGGGTTCGATCCCCATAGTGGATTGCATTGTGAGTACGCTGACATGTGGTGATCAGGTACTCCGGATCCAGGATCCATTGCGCGCCATCCGCCAAATCCTTGACACTAAGCGGATTCATGTGGTGCACTAGAAGCCCGGAATGGATCTCGTAGCCCGGAATACCAAGGTCACAACCCAGATCCCGGAGGATGACCATCTCACGAGCTTGTTGCCAGGCACGAGACTGGTAGAACTGCTGGTTGAGCCAGCGGTCGAAACCAAAGGTCTGCTTGCCCACGTAACCCTTGAGGGCAAGATAGTTGTAGCGCTCTTCGAGAGTTGTGAGTCCTCTGAGCTCGGAATACGATCTACTCCTCATCGGAAGCGGAGTCGTGCCCTGTGTAAGAGCGCATGGCGCCGATCGCTTCGGCGTACAGCTCATCGATTCGAGCTTGAGCTTCGATGTTGTCGCGCTTGACCTTGAGAAGCTCGTTCTCATGGGCAATGCGTTCACGCTCAAGCACTTCTCGGGATGAACCCATCTTCAGGAAATGTGTGATCACCTGAGAGGATGCGGTTCCCTGTTGGATCTGCTCGTGCGCGAGGTCATAGGCGTCCGCACTGATCTCCATCTCTCGAGCTTCAGGAGAAGTCGCTGGTTTGCGACGACGTCGAGCGCCTTCTTTGTGCTTAGCTCTTGCCATCGGTCGACTACTCCTTCCGTTCTCGTGAGTTCGACCCTAGTTTTTACTCCACTTAGCAAGCTCTTCTACGGCCTGTTTGTTGGCCTCATTCGCCATGTGTTCGAACTTTGCTTCTACTGGGACTAGCAGCTTCCCAATCGCATGACCAGGAAGCCACCAGACGTACTCGAGTACGAACTTCACGAGCAGTAGTAGTATGGTGACGAGCCCGAACTCGTGATGTACGGACTTCCGGATGAGCCGCGAACTGCGAAGACGCGACGGCACGTGCCGTAGTACCTCCGATTGACAGCAATTTCGACCCGGACGTATGACGAGCTGATC